GGCCCCAGCCAGTTTTCGCATTGGGATGAGAACGGCAACCCTGTAGGTAAGCACCACCCGGATGCTTATGTCCAGGTCACCGCAGTCTCGGAATCACAGACCGAAAACACCCGCGACGTATTCCCCGGACTAATCCCGGAGCGCACCCGCCAGGCCTTCGGCATGGATGTCCAGAAGGAAATCATCTACGCCCGCCAAGGCCGGCAGAAGCTGCGCACAATGAGCGCCAACTTCCGTTCCGCGGAAGGCGGCCGTGTCACATTCTGTGTGGCCAATGAGACCCACCACTGGACGCCGGGACAACGCGGCCCACAGTTTATGAACGTCATCACTAACAACCTTACCAAGGTCAAAGGTCGGCTCCTGTGCATTACCAACGCCTACGAGCCTGGCGAAGACTCCGTGGCACAGACCATCCGCGAGGAACAGGAAAAGGTCTGGGCAGGACTTGCCAAACCGTCGGGATGGATGTATGATTCGCTCGAAGCTCATCCTGACGCACCACTTACCGAAGAATGGGCAAAATGGATCGTTTCAACGATCCGCGGGGACGCCCACTGGCTCGACGTCGAAGACATCGTCAGTGAGATACAAGATGGATCCAAGACCACAGCTTCCAAAAGACGCATGTGGTTCAATCAAATTGTTTCCTCCGGAGATTCCCTCATTACTGTGGCCCAGTGGGACCGCATTCTTCAGCCCGGCTGCTACGGCGACAAGCGCGACCTCAAAAAGGGTGACGCTATTGTCATGGGATTCGACGGATCAAAAACGGATGACGCCACCGCCCTGGTCGCAATTCGCATTGAGGACAACCTGATTGTCCCGCTGGGAATTTGGCAGAACCCGGACCCCTCCGTGAAATGGCAAGTGCCAATCCTCGAGGTCGAGTCCGAGGTCCACCTCGCATTCTCAATGTATAAGGTCCACGCCTTCTTCGCGGATACCGCATATTGGGAGAGCCAAATCGACACCTGGTCTGACGCCTATCGTGAGCGGCTGCTCGTAAAGGCCAGCCCGCGCTCCACGGTGGGCTTCGATATGCGCGGCAACAAGGCCCGCATTTCCCAGACCACCGAGGCATTTGTCGGTTCCATCGTCGACGGCCGCGTCAAGCAAAACGGCCATCGACTTATGCGAATGCACGTTTTGAATACTAAAAGGCGCACCAACACCTACGGCCTTTGGTTTGGAAAGGAATCGTCTGAGTCCCCCAGGAAGATTGACGGCTTTGCCGCCGGCTTCCTCGCCTATATGGCACTGACCACCCTCGCCGAGTCCGGCAAGCAACCCCCCAAGGAATTCAGCCGAAAGCTGTACACCTTCACTTAAAACTCACAGGAGAACCATTGCCGACCTTCGACGAATTTTCCCGGGGGCAGCGGGATCAGATCTACGCCAATCCTGACGTGAAGGCCGGCAACTTCGACATGGAGCTGGTCGAGGACATGCTGCTGTGCCTGTCGCACGACCGGGTCGAGTACGACCTGTGCCACGACTATTTCGACGGCAAGCAGCTCATGCCCTACGCGCCCCGCAATGCGACCCCGCAGATCAGGGATCTCCAGAAAAGAAGTATTGCAAACTGGATTCCACTTTTGGTCAACTTGCCGAGCCAAATGAGCTTCGTGGACGATTACCGCCGGCGCACGGCAGGCAAGCTCGATTCCAAGGATGCAGCCAAGAAAGACTCCGCGGAGAACTCCAACACCGAATGGGTCCTGTGGCAAAAAAATCGCATGGACGGGCGCCAAGGAACCATCTACCGCTCGGTCCTGCTGTACGGCCACGCCTTCGTCGCGGTGAACAATATCGACCCGAAGAACATCCGCTTCGACATCCTGCCGACCCGCCACACTGTGGCGTACTTCAGGGATCCGATCAATGACATCCGGCCGTCCCACGTCCTGACGATCAAGAGCTACCCGCGCGGCGAGAAGTACCCGGGCCTCGCGGTCTTCTGGGACGACGTCTACCGGTGGGAGATGACCTACGCCGCCAACGGCAAGCTCATCGTCAAGGGCAAGCCCTTCGCCCACGGCCTGGGCAAGTGCCCGGTGATCCGGTATACCTGCTTCCTCGATGATGAAGGCCGCACGAGAGGCGTCGTCAAGCCCGCCATTCCGCTGCAGGACCGCCTGAACCAGGCGACATTCTCCACGAATGTGACGAGCGATTTTGGCGCCTTCAAGGTCCGCTACGCCGCCGGCCTCATGCCTTCCTTTAAGAAGGACGAGAATGGCGACCTGATCCTGGATGCGAACAACGAGCCGATCCCTGAACCGATCGAGATCTCCCAGGCCTCACTCTTGCTGAGTGACGATCCGGCGACCAAATTTGGACAGCTGGAGGAGACACCGCTCGATGGATATATCCGCCAGGAGGAGCAGGCCGCGAGGAACTTCACCACGCTGAGCCAGTTCCCCCCGCTGGCCTCCATCTCCAACCTGGCCAACCTGTCGGCCGAAGCCTGGGCCGCAGCCGAGGCCCAGTTCATCAGATGGATCGACTCCCTGCACGTCACCCTGGGCGAGTCCCATGAGGAGCTGCTGCGCACCGGGGCCCTGGCCGCCGGCGACCAGGCCGGCGCCGAGTCCTACGGCGGAGAAGTCCGCTGGCGTGACATGACCACCAAGACGGTTGCCGTCATGATGGATGCGCTCGGCAAGGCAGCGACCATGCTTGACGTTCCGCGCAAGGGCCTGTGGCCCATGATCCCGGGCGTCACCAACGGCCAGCTCGACGACTGGGACGTGCTCCACGAGGAGCAGATCCAGGAGATGCAGGAGCAGGACGTGAAGCTCGCGCAGGCCACGGCCGCACGGGCCCAGAAGGTCTCCGGCCAGCCCCAGGGCGCGCCGAAGCCGACCTCCCCCAACGGCACGCAGAAGAAGCCGCTGAATGGCAACTAGCCCCGAGGTCCTTGCGGCCGAGCGGCTCCACCAGGCCGCCCAGGCCAGGCTCGGTTTCGCCGCAGCCTTTCTGTCCCTTGCCGAATGGCAGGCCGTCGCCCCGCTGAACCCGGCGGGCACGGCCGCCTCATGGCTGACGTTCTCCCTCAAGGCAATCGTCGCCATCCGCATATTGTCCCGAAGACTGGCAGTCCAGCACTACCAGTTGATCCGGGCTCTGGAGACCGGACGCACGCTCGGCGTGCCGGAAGGGTTTCCAGCCACTACAGGCAGCACCACGCTCGGTGACTTGCGAAGCAACTTTCGCGCCACCGCACTGGACATCGCCTCCCTCCCGTCGCCGCGCTCCCGCAGCGACGACCCCGACCTGCGCTGGTTCGAGGAGCAACTCGCCTCGATCCCGCCGGACTTCCTCCCGGGCGCGATCCATCTCGACGACATCGAGGTGGACCCGTTCATCCAGGATCTGCTGGACGTGGAGGGTGACGGGGACGCAACGACGATCTCGATCGACAAGTACGCATGGCCCGAGGACATGTCGGCCGACCAGGTGGACAAGGCCTACCGCGACCTGCTCAGGAAGCAGACCACGGACGCCGCCACCAAGGTCAACGACCTGCGCAAAAGCGCGGACCTGTCCCCCGATGAAGCCCTGACCCAGATCGAGACCACACACGACTCCGCGGGATCCATCGGGTCCGGGACCGTCGACTCCGCCGGCATGGCCGGCGGACGGAACGCCATCCTCAACGCCATCAGGGACGACAGGCTCGTCCTCGCCGTGGCGCGGGGAACGGGCCCCGATCCCTGCGCATTCTGCGCGCTACTCGCAGGCCGCGGCTTCGTCTACAAGAGCGAGGCCACCGCGGGCGTCGGAGACGACGAGGCGATAGTCAAATATCACATCCACTGCCATTGCTACCCGATCTTCCGTTTCATACGGGCCTCGGAGCTGCCTCCGCTCAACGCCTACTTCCAGGAGAAGTGGATCGACGTGACGGACGGCTACAGCGGCCATGACGCAGTCAAAGCCTGGCGGCGCTGGATCTACAAGCAGCGCAAGGCCAACCCCGGCGCGCCACACGGCGTGTCCATCTTCGCAAAACCGTAGTCCCAGGAGGACGAAAGAAAACATGTCTGAGCAGCAGACGCCGGGCCAGGAGCCCGCAGCAACCCCGCCGGCGAACACCGTGGAAACCGACCCCTGGGCCGCGTTCCCCAAGGAGTTCAACTGGGTCCGAAAAGAGCTGGAAGACGCACGCAAGGAAGCCGCTGACAA